TGTTTACAATTATATTTTTTGTATGCTTCAATAATATAATCTACTACACCTTTTTTATCTATAATGTTTCCATCAACATCTTTTGCTCCTAATGTAGGAATACTACGATGTCTTTCATACTCTAATACATAACGATTATTATTTGCATCAACTGCTATTACCATAATTACACTAAAGTCTGCATTTTTTGTATTAATATCTGTTGCTGGGTCACATCCAATAAATGTATTTACAGGAGTTTTTGCACCATCTATATTTATGTATCCTTGTTTTTCTCCATCATCAAACTCATAATATCCTTCCCAATATTTAATATGTTTTCTACCCCAAACTGAATCTTCTTCAGATTGTACTTCCATCATATATTCTTGGAAAAACTTACTAGGTGTTCCACTATCTTGATAAAACTTTTTCTTTTCTTCTAGTTTAGATAAAGGAAACCAACTATCCCATAATGATGTTCCATCTGGTTGAATCGCTTTATAAGTAATTACTCTCCACGCAAAATCATCTTTGCTTTTTTTACTACGTTCATAATTAATGATGAGGTTATTGATAAAGCTATCATAGTGCACAGGAGTGCCATTGACCCGAAGACGACCAGTATGAGGCTCAATAGCAGGATAAACAACAGCAGTAACGAGATTGCTATTCTTAGCCCGTGCTTCAGCTGTAATAGTATTTGCTTCGTGTTCAAAGTCGTCAAGAATGATGAGGTCGTATCTTTTGTGTAATTTAGCACCCCCTCTAATACCCGCAACATTCGATTTACTAATAAGTTTACATCCATTGGCTAACTCCACATCTTCTTCTGTCCATTTTTTTCCCTTCAAACTACCAAAGTAGTATTTTATTTTTTCATTGTATTCAAAGTGGTACTTAATATAATCCATATTACCAGTACTTAATTTTTGCGTTGCTGATACCCAAGCATAAAACAACATATCATCTTTTGGACAAAAACAAAAATCTTTAATAATAGAACATTTAGTTAACACAGTTTTTCCGTGTCCTCTAGGTAAAATAACAGCTAATTGTTTTACACTATTATCATCAATAGCATCAGCCATTTCGTAATGGAATGGAGGTGTTTCACTCCTCATGAAATCATCAGGAAGAAAAAGTTTACCAAAAGCTATTAAGTCTTTACTTGCTAGTTTTAGTGCTTTTTCTGCTTTGCTTACGTTGTTTTTGTTTATGTTCATCTTCCATAAACTTTTTGAATTTATCTTTGTCTTTTTTCATAATGATATATTTATCTAAAATATTATCTATCATTACAATATGTTGTTGAAGTTGCATCAGATGTAGTTCAATACCTTTTATAGCACGAACCATATCACCTTTAGTTACCCCTTTTCTTTGTATCGGCATAATTTCCTACCACTTTACTTTGTTAGCCCAATATGCAGCTGACATTTTTCCTTTGGCTATATTTTTTCTATGTCTAGCTTTAAAACTTTTACGTTTCATTCTAGTTCTTCTTGATTCTCCTGCTTTTGGTTTACCAGCAGTTTTAGCTCCTTGTTGTCCAAAACGTATTGTTTTGATTTTATCTCCAACTTTTGCTACTACAATATGAGATTTTTTAGGATGATTAGGAGTGCGTTTAGGTTTATTATAACCTGATACACCAGCTCTTGTTAATCTAGAATCTTTTTTCTTAGCCATTATCCTTGTCCTCTATAACGTTTTTTATAATATTTTTTACTAGCTTTCGTTCCGTACTTTGTTCTTGTACTTTGTCCTTGTCTAGTTTTTTTCTTACCATTCGTATGTCTTTTTACTTGTGGTTTTAGTCCTCTCATTTCTTTTTCTTACGCTTTACAAATGTTGAAACATTCGTTGGCTTTCCCCCTACTCCTTGTTTTCTAGCTCTTTTTCTTTTAACCGCACTACGTTTTTGAGCAGCAGTCATAGATTTAGCTTTAGATTTTGGTACACATTTTGGGTATCCTCGTTTACTTTTACTTGCAGATTTACGCCCACACTTTTGGTATTTACCTTTTTTCTTAGGAGCACCAATGTCTACCCATTCTTCAGCAAACCACTTTTTTAAACCAGTGTTTGCCATTATTTGCCTTTTCTATACCCGCCACCACGTTTTTTATACTCTCTTACTAGCCAAGCATTAGCATAAGCAGAAGGATAAACCTTAAATTTTCTTTTTGCTGCTGCTTTAACTCTAGCATATAACGCTTTATTTGTAGGTATATTTTTAGCCATTATTTTTTCCTTTTCTTTTTTAATATTGCTTGTTGCAATTTTTTAGGTAATTTTTTTTGACTAGCAGTTAATTTTTTACCCATTTTCTTTTTTTTCATTTTATGTTTTGGCATTATTTTTTTCTCCAAAAAGTTTTAGCTTTTATTTTTGATTTTTTACTTAACTCTCCATAATGAAAAAGTTTCACACTACTTTTACCATGTTTAGCTCCAGAATGCAAACTACCATCGGGCATTTTATGTGTTCCGCCTTTATGTAAAGTCCCATCTTTTTTATAATGGTTTACACCCTTCATTTCTTCTTTCCTTTTTTCATACCTTTTTTCTTAGATTTTTTTTTAACCTTTTTCTTTTTCATTGGACTTTTATAACCATACGCCATTTTAGTTCTCCCAACAGTTTATTTTATCTTTAGTAAATTCCATTGTTATCCACCCAGTTCGTTGTATTCCATAAAAAGAATATCGTGCATAATCTGCGTAGCGTAAAAATGAACCTCCTCTAATATACCACTTTCTTTTTAAAGTTTCCATACCTTCTTCATCAATCGTTAGAGAATCTATAGGTTTACAATATAGTTGGTGATTATGTCCTAAGAAAAATACATCGCCATCGCTATACACTGATGCCATTTTATCTAACTCAGTATCACCATTTTTAGCACCACTTTTACCATGTCCACTAACCATATACCAATCTTTACCTTGTATAGTAATACGTGCATATCCAGGTAATCTATAGTAAGGAACACCCATTTCACTTGCTAATGTTTTACAAATATCAAAGTCTAGTATATTAAAACTACGTAAATAGTCATGATTACCACCACGAATAAATAAACATTTATCAGCAATTGGTTGTACTAATTTTAAAAATGCTAAGTATTGTTGTTCAGGTGTCATAGATTGTCCACGTTGATTAATGTTATAGTTAGGTGGTATAAGTTCTATCATATCACCATTACCAAACCATCTTGCATTTGGGTCTTCGTAAATAATTTTTATAGCTTCTTGGAACTTTTTCATGTCAAATTCGTTAGCACCTACGTGTACATCCGTTAATCCGTGCACTCTAAGTTTTTCATCGCTATCAACAGCAAATACTTTACCTGGTTCTATTTCTAGTTTGTCATACTCTTTTACATCGCTAGGTATAGGTATTGAAAACCATTTACCACACGACTTACAACTAAATTGTTGCTTTACAGTATCTTTATTTCGTTTCTTGCCCTCTTTTTTAGTGAGCATACTACTACAATGTGGACAAATCATTAGTCCTCCTGTGTTGTTTCTGGTAATATTTTGCGTTGAGCACCTTCTATTTCGTCGGGACTAAACCCTTGAAACAATCCTACTACACCCGTTTCTACTTTTTTAACTTGATTGCCTAACGTACCTATAGCTTTACCTAACTCTTTAATAGATTGTAATGCTATATTTTGGTCTTCGCTAGTATCAGCTAGTTGTTTTAACGAACCTAATATGTATGCGTGGTCAATGCCTAGTTCTTTAGCTACTTCTTTAGAAGTTTTTTCTATTTCACTCATTACTCGCTCCTGTTTTAGTAATATTACTGCTTTTTTACGTGCAGTATTACGATTTTTTTCAGTAAACGCTTTCATGTAAGCACTTACAGCATCCTTTCCGACTGCCACGCTAGTGGCAAAAATTTTCTCTTTATTGGTACACTTCGTGCGTTGTTTAACTCTTTTGTTTGTATTTTTTATTTTTTGTGAAAATGTATATCTGTTAGGGTGTTTGGCAAAATCGGTATCCATATATGTCTTTGCACTACTAATAAATGTACCAACAATAGTTCTGACATAACCATTATTACTAGAATAGTTTTTGCTATCCTTCGGATGGTGCAGATTTTTAGAAACTTTTAATAACTGTACTATGCGCCCATCATCGCTAAGTACCCAATCGCCCTCTTGCCCTTTTCTCCAATCTTTTACAAGAGGGGTCACTGGATATTTTTCTCTAAATTCTTCTCTAGTATCGTATATATAATGACGAACACCTTTGATTACTTTACTTTGAGGCATTCTTTTTTTCTAGTTGTTTATGTAATGATTCAATAAGATGTAAGACTTGTTTATGTATAAAATATTTTTTTCCATTGATTTCTATAGGTACACTACTAGTTCCCTCGGCGGCATCCATGTCGTCTATTTCATTTAATACATAGCCTTCTTCTTCTATTTCAGATATAAGTATTTTTTCTAGCTTTACAAGTTTTTGTATATGCTCAAGTATTTTAACTTGTTCTTTATACGGCAACTTGCCTAGCCATTTTATTGCTATTCCCATTGATTTTCCTTGACAAACTTTAGAAAACACCTTATTTTTAAGCTACCTAGTAGCTACTAAACAGATAACTAAGTTATATAACTAGTTCTATTTCTTTTTCTTTGGTACTTTCTTTTTCTTTAACTCGGCAGCTGCTCGTTCTTTTTCAGCTAAAATTTCTAAGACAGCTTCTTCAAGCATCTCTTGTTCTCTTTGTTCAGCTAATTCAGCTTCTCGTCTAGCTACACCAGTTAAACCAGTCTTTTCTAAGTCTTTAGTTGTATACGTCATAATATAACTTATGTATAACCCATGTTATTTCCAAGAAAAATGTTAGCATTTTGAAATGGACCTATATACACACACCCTACCCCCCTTCGGTGGTTTTTGAATTATACTTTTTTAGTTATATTCGAGTTTTATATTAACCAACGTGGAGGTTGTAATCTATGGCTAAGATTATTACAGATGAGGCTAAGC